CCCATCCCTTCTGGATAAGGACGGCTCATTGGTCATGATCTCCACGCCTAACAGTGCCTGTACCGGGTTCTTTTTCGATATCACCGAGAAGGAGAAGTATAGTTTCTCAGTTCACCGGTGGACAGTGAAAGATAACCCGTACATGCGACATGCAGTCCGCGCTATCGAGGAAGATATTAAGAATGGGATCCTCCGACCAGGAGATCCATCCTTCAAACGAGAATACCTTGGCCTCTGGGTCAGAGACGACCAAGACATCGTCTATTCCTACGGTGAGCACAACCTGCTTCATGAAACCCCCGACAGTGATGAGTGGGAATACGTCATGGGTATCGACCTTGGGTATCACGATGCTACCGCCTTTGTGGTTGTCGGATGGTGCCCTGAATCACCCTACCTTTACATCGTAGATGAATACAAAGAGACCAAGATGCTCATCTCGGAGGTTGAAGAGAAGATTAAACGCTTCATGAATGACTACAACTTCACCTCAATCGTTATGGATACTGGTGGCGGTAGCTCCAAAATGCTTCTCGAATCCTTCAAACAGCGCTCTGGCCTTCCCCTCAAAGCTGCCAAAAAGACTGGAGACAAGGTCGGCATGATTAAACTCATGAACTCTGACCTGGCTTCAGCCCTTATCCGGGTAAAACCGGGCATGGAGCTGCTCAAAGAGTGGGATAAACTCCAATACAACAAGTCAAAGACCGCCGAAGACCGCAGATATGACAACCACCTCTCGGATGCTGCCCTCTATGCGTGGATGGAGAGCAAGCATTTCTTCTTTGAGGAGGCTAAAAAGCCCCCTGAATACGGGAGTGATGCATACTTCAAGCAGCTTGAGGATAAGATCGAGCAGAGATTGCTTGAGGAACAGGATACAAATCAGTACGATAAAGAACTATGGGGCGAAGGGTATCAGGATACTGAGCTCTGGGCCAACTAGGAGGAAGCACAATGAGTGAAGCGCGCAGGAATGAATCTGCACCTAGCACTAAGAAGCTGAAGAGTATTCTGAAGCTGCTCAATGAGTATGGAGTATCTCACTACAAGGACTCAGAGGTTGAGATCGAACTAGTGGGCCTACCTCCGCAGATGGCTCAAACCATCTCCGAGGATTTCTCATTTGATCGGTACGACGAAGAAGCACCGAAGCCAGAGAAAGAGTCAAAAAGGAAACTTGAGTATGAGCCCGTGGATGACTTGGGTAATACGGATACTGATTACCTCTACTGGAGTGCTAACGAATGAGTTACGGCGTATTTGATGATACCTTCTGGTGGCTTGCTGATGAGGATAACATTCATCGGCAAATCAGTAAGTTTGTAACAGTGCTCAGAGATGAGCAGGATTCATACTACGCTGATAACGCGGTATTCGGTGGTCTCTATAATGGGGCACCTCCGCACGCTCGGTTCCTCCAGGGGTCCACCAATTACGCCTTGATGCGTCAGCCAAGACTAACATTCAATATTGTTCACTCCATCTGTCAGGCGGCTACGGCCAAGATTGCAAAACACCGTCCTGCGGTTAGTTTCCTGACAGATGGGGGCTCATTCTCCCAGAAGAGAAAGGCCCAGCTCTTCAACAAGTTCATCCAGGGTCAGTTCTATGACATGCGGATCTACCAGGTAGCTCAGCGAGCTTTCCTCGATTCCTGCATCTACGGGACTGGAGCCGTCAAAATCTTCGAGCAGTATGGGAAGATTAAGGCCGAGAGAACTCCTCCGCATGAGCTAACGCTTGATCCGCTCGAGGTGGAGAATGGAAACAGCCCTCGCCAGTTGTTCCAGACAAAGCGACTATCTAGACACGTTCTAGCTGAGATGTTTCCCGAGCACCGTAATTCGATTGTTGAAGCTGCCGCCATTGAAGAGAACGAGTACAGTGAAGAGGATGCGCGCAAGAGTGACATGATCCAGTGTCACGAAGCATGGCACCTGCCGTCCGGCCCAGACGCCACCGATGGCCGACATATTATCTGTATCGACTCAATCACCCTGCTCGATGAGCCCTGGGAAAAAGGATACTTCCCGTTTGCCTTCATGCGATGGACTGAGAACCCAATGTCCTTCTGGGGCAATGGCCTGAGCAAAGAGGTGAAGGGAATCCAGGTTGAGATCAACAAGCTCCTGGCGAGAATCCAAGAGCAGATGCACCTGGCTACTCCCAAAGTCTTCATCGAGGATTCCTCTAAGATTGTCCAAGCCCACATGAATAACCGAGTGTGGGGAGTGATGAAGTATCGAGGAACGCCACCACAGTTCTTTGTGCCTAGAGCTGTATCAGGTGAGATGTTCTCCCACCTAGACCGACTGGTTGAGCGGGCCTACGAGATGACGGGCATCTCCCAGCTTGCAGCGCAGAGCAAAAAGCCAGTTGGCCTAGAGTCAGGTCGAGCCCTCAGAGAGTTCTCGGACATCGAGTCTGAGAGATTCATGGTCGTGGGTCAGGCTTATGAGCAGCTCTTCCTTGATATCTCCGAACAAATCATCGAGCTGGTGAGGGATGTTTCCAGCGGAGACGGCAGCTTCACCTCTAAGAGTTTCGACCGGAAGACAGGCCTAGAGATTGTGAAGTGGTCGGAGATTAATCTAGACCACGACGAGTATGTGATTCAGGTTAAACCTATCGGCTCATTGCCTCAGACGCCGGCGGCCAAGCTGGCCTCGGTAAATGAGATGATGCTCAACGGGATGTTCTCCAAGGAAGAGGCGCACCAGTTGCTCGACTTCCCAGACATCGAGCGGGCCAATAGAATCAAGAATGCTCACATAGATGTAATCGATATGGCTGTTGAAAAGATGGTAGAAGAGGGTGAGTACATCGGACCCGAGCCCTACATGAACCTAGAGCTCGGCATCAAACGAGTTCAGGCAGCCTATAACCTTGCGATTCTCGAAGACGTTCCAGAAGAACGCCGAGAGTTATTGCGTCGTTGGATTTCCCAAGCTGATAGCTTGCTTGGAGCAACGAAGCCCCCGCCGCCAATGGGGGCGCCGCCTATGCCGGGCGCGCAACCTGGTATGGGTATGCCGCCAGGATTACCACCCGGACCTCCTCCGGGCCTACCTCCTGGTCTCGCAATGCCTCCAGCTCCGGGCGGTGGTCTGCCGCTTCCCCCGGCCGGTCCTCCTGGGGCTGGAGGTCTCCCCCCTGGCTTACCGCCGGGCATGGGAAATCTACCTATTTAGGAGCAGCTAAATGACTGAAGAATCAGCACCAGAAGCACCAGCAACACCAAGTGAGGCACAGCCCTCCGAGCCAGAGTCGTTCAATATTTTCTCGGAAGAAGCTTCGCCGATTCAGACTGGAGCGCCAAAAGAGCCGGGCCCGCCACCAAAGAGCAAGGAGTTCTTAGCGAACCTCCGGCGGGATAAAGAGCTGCGGTCTAAAGAGATCCAAATGAAGCAGCGTGAGCAGCACCTTTCCCAGAAGGAGCAGCAGCTCGGCCAGCTTCGTAATGCTCGGCAGAAGCTCGAAGAAAACCCGGAAGAGTTCCTTCGCTCCCAGGGAATCGACCCTGCGGAATATTACCAGAAGTGGACCCAGCGGCAGATTTACGGCGACCAAGTCCCCGTCGAGCAGCAAGTGGGCAAGACCCAGAAAGAGCTCGATGAACTCAAAGCTGAGCTTGCCAAGAGAGATACCGCAGCGCGTCAGCATGCGGAAGATAGCCGCTCAAAGGCAGCTTTTGGCACCTTGATCACAGAGGTTGAGGACTTTGCAACGGGTAGCGAACAGTACCAGTTGGTCAAAGATGCGTGCTCAGCTCAGGACGTTGTGCAAGGAATGGTTGCATATTATCGAAAAACTGGTGAGAATATCACTATAGAAGAAGCATTCAGTAAGATTGAAGACGGCCTCCGTAAGCGTGAAGAGGAGTTCTATTCTTCAGAGTCAGCGGCTCAGAAGTTTAGACAGTATAACCCTGGAGCAGGTGCAGGAAATCGAGGACGAAGCGCAACAATGTCCTCAGCGTGGCAGCAGCAGCCCACGCGAAAAGATGCAGAAGATCTCTCGTTTGAAGAAATTCGGGAGATGTATAAGGGAAAACTCTTTACGTAATTTAGGAGGAAGCGATGGCTTCTTTTAACTTAACGAACTTCGACGCGGCCATGAAGCACATGTACCCGTATAAGAAGGTCGAAAATATGGTGTACAAGAACAACCCACTGCTTGCGATGATCCCAAAGGAAACTACGTTTCCTGGGCGAAACGCAACCTATGCAATTGAGTATGGCATGACCAGTGGTCGTAGTGCTAATTTTCAAACTGCTCAAAACAACCGTAGCGGTACACGGCTTGAAGACTTCGTAGTCACTCGAGTCAAAGACTATGCGGTAGTCAGCGTTGATAATGAGACGCTTCTTGCTGCCGATGGTAGCGAGGGTTCTCTTCTCGATGTTGCCAAGTCTAAAACTGACTCAGCTCTACATGCGCTTGCACGTACGATGGGCCGAGACATTTTTCGCAGTGGCACTGGTTCCATTGGTCAAGTTCATGCTTCTTCAGCAAGTCTTGGCGATACAACTATTGAGCTGATTGCTGGTCATGCGATCAACTTCGAAGTTGGTATGCGGATTAAAGCAAGCGCTACTGATGGCAGTGCTCTTTATGATGGCGTTCTTGAAGTAACTGCTGTTGATCGTGATAATGATACAATCACAACCAGCGTTGCAGGAACAACCGGCATTGCGTCACTCTCAACATCTGATTTTTTCTATGTTGAAGGCGATGCTGCCAATGGTGGATCCAACATCAAGATGTCTGGCATCGATGCCTGGGTTCCATCCAGTGTTTCGGCGACATCGTTTTTCGGTGTAGACCGCACATTGGACACCACCCGCTTGGGTGGGCAGCGTCAAGCATTTGGCTCAGCAGTGCATGATACCATCATCAATGCAGCAGTAAAGACTGCCCGTGAAGGTGGTCGTCCTGATGCAATGTTTATGAACCCAACTGATTGGGCTGAACTGGCTCTTGACCTTGAAGGTCGTGCAGCAGTTGCAGCTGCCAATAACCGTCGTCGCTATGATCCCGGTGATAAAGCAGCAACGTTTGGCTTCTCAAGCATTAGCATTGCCACCCCTACTGGGATGGTTGATGTGTATGCTGATCATAACTGCCCAATCAATGTTGGGTATCTTCTCCAGTTGGATACGTGGAAGCTCAAGTCTCTCGGACCAGCTCCTCGTCTCCTCGACTTCGATGGCCTGAAGGGAATCCGACAGAGCAACGAAGATGGGGTAGAGTACCGCTGGGGTTACTACGGGAATCTGCTTTGCACGGCTCCTGGCTATAACTGTCGCGTAGCGTTGGCGTAAGGAGAGTATTATGGGATTTGTTAATTCAAACGAAGGCAAGGATGTTGTTATTGTTGCTGGTCGTGTTGTCCAATCTGGAGATCAATCAATTACTTCCGGTAAGGGCTTTTCGATTGCTGATGGGGGAACTGGTACTACTACCGTTACCTTCGATCGAGCGTTCGATACGCTCATTGCAGTGACCGCATCGTCTCTTGCTTCTGGTGATACAATGCATGTGGGTACGATCACTCACACCGATGGCACTGCTGGTCCATCCATTGTCTTCCAGGGTAATGCCGTTTCGGATGGGACTGACGGTGATACAACGTTCAGTTTCATTACTATTTGGGAAGTTGATACCTGATAATTCTTAGGTGAGGGGGGCCTAGCCCCCCAATCCTTTAGGGGCAGTCATGAAGAGTTCTGAAATCGCAGTAATGCTTGGCTCCCCCAAGGGCTCGAGCGGTGATGAAGAAACTGAAGAGTCTGATGATGCAGGGCA